AATCTCTATGCGTCCTACGGTTGTCAAAAGAATGCAGATTATTGGCGCATACCGGGACGTTGACCTTGGACAAGCCAAGCAAAAGGAACTTGACGCTGTACAAAGAGAGAAAAACGCGATCCAAGGAACCCAAGACGATATCAACGTCGCGGAAGATAGGGACCGCGAGATATATGAGTGCTACTGCGAATTAAACATTCCGGGCTTTGAGCATGAAATTGACGGTGAAGCGTCTGGCTTGGAAGTTCCCTACCGCGTAACCATAGACGTTTCATCTAAGCAAGTTCTTAATATTGTCCGCAATTATGATGAGCAAGATCAAGACCTACCAGAGGCAGATACGCACTTTGTTAAATATGACTTTGTGCCGGGTCTCAAGTTTTATGGCATGGGTCTACTTCACATTTTAGGCAATACGACCAATGGCTTGACTGCCGTTTGGCGTGAATTGCTTGACGCTGGTATGTATGCCAACTTCCCCGGCTTTTTGTATGCCAAAACTTCTGGACGTCAGAATAGTAACATATTCCGCGTTCCTCCGGGCGGCGGTGCGCAAATTGACACGGCTGGCATGCCCATCCAGCAAGCCGTTATGCCATTGCCTTACAAGGAGCCATCCGGCGCATTGGGTGCATTTGCGGAGACCATTAGCCAATACGGCCAGCGCCTTGGTGGCACCGCTGAGATGCAAGTGGGCGAGGGTAAGCAAGACGCCCCTGTTGGGACGACATTGGCCATCATTGAGCAAGCCCAAAAACTTCTTAATAGTGTCCACAAGCGGTTGCATGCGGCTCAAGCTGAAGAGTTCCAGTTGCTTGCGCAATGTTTCCGTGATCACCCTGATTCGTTTTGGCAGCGCAACAAGCGCCCAGCGGGCCAGTGGGACGAGCGGACATTTTTGTCCGCCTTGGATAACTATGACTTGGTTCCGCAAGCTGATCCTAACACGGCCAGCCACATCCAGCGCGTCATGAAGGTGACGGCTCTTGTGCAGTTGGCTCAGCAGGCGCCTGACTTGTACAACCTTGACGCGGTTAACCGTGAAGCCTTGTTAACACTTGGCTGGGCTAACCCTAGCACGTTGTTGCGTGACGTTCAGAACCAGCCAGCACCACCAGACCCGCAGGCTCAGGCTGCGCAGATGGCGGGACAGGCGGCAATGATTACGGCGCAGTCTAAGATGATGGAAGCGCAAGCCAAGACGGCTGAATTGCAAGCTAAGACGGGTGCAAATCAACAGATGTCGCCAGAGGATCAAATCCACATGGCTGAAATCCGGCAAAAGGGTGTTGACTCTGAATTGGATGCCATCAATCGCAAGCGCGACCGTGAAAGCCGTGAACGTCTTGCGGCGGTTAAGTTTGCGGAAGAAATGGCCCGTAACCCACAAGGCCTTAACATTGCTCGTCAACTCATTGATCCGGGCATGTTGCAGCGTCTTGAGGGCAACGAACCTGAAATGGCACCACAACCCGGCGGCGTTATACAGTAGGTAGGACATGAGTGAAGCTGAATTAACTGACCCGCTAGGTCGCTTACTGCCCGGTTACACATTGGGGACTGAAACTGTATTTCCGCGTGGTGGCGGAACAGGGTCTAACATTCCTGATGATGTAATAAATGCAATTAATTTAGCTAAACAAGAATTGCCATCCAATGTAATTCCTAACGCGCCATCTAACCAAGCGGCCTATCAAAAAGTCAGGCTTGAAGATTTAGCAAAAGCACGCGGAATGACACCACGTGAACTTGGCGAACGGTTTTCTGGTTTAGCTAAACCCGGCGTACCCTACGAAGATTGGGAATATACGTTTAGGCCCGGGCAAGAACTGCTTCCTCAAAAAACTTTTGACGTAAATCAACTTAAAAAAGGGGATATTATATATCCTTTAGTTGGTGATATGACGGATGCAGGTAGGATAAAAACTTCTATTCTAGGCAACAATGTTAGCATCCCAATGGAAGAGGGTGGCCCTAATTATATGAGGGCGAACCCCGGAAAAGTTTGGGCATCTGGAAAAGGCGTTGTCAGCGATATAGAAGGTGGGATTAATAAAGCAGTAAATCTTTCGCGGGAATTAAACAATACAGACCCATCTGTATACGGTATGACGGTAAGCATGCGTGGAGATTCAGGGGATTTTTCAACTCATTCCGCTGATGCCATCCTTGGCATGCTCCCCCAAGCAAAAATTACAAAAAGTGCTGCAAAAAAATTTGATGAATTTATGAGACAGCCTTGGGGCGACAATTATCCTGCAACTGAAGATTGGCCCGGTATTAATTCTCCAAAATTAAAAGAGTATCTTGAGGCGCCCTCTATGGGGGAGGTAAGGAAAAAATTTGCAAAAGGAATGGACGCCGCTACCTTTCGTGATCTTGGTTTTCCATCAGTAGGAGCCGCACGGTTTTCTACTATTGATCCAAATATTGCACATTTACCATCTGAAACAACAGGATATTCAGTTGGTAAATTTTTGCCTGAAAATTTTGTAAATCATGATCCATCGGTTGTGCATCGTTCATATCCATCTGAAATGCTGGGAAGTTATGAGGGGGGGCTGGCGGCGCCATTAATGCGGGATGAAATTTTTCAAAGCTTCTCAAATGCTTACGATAAACAAGCCGCAGAAAAAAATCTCCCAGCTAATAGATTGGTTAATGCAAAAAAAAGAGCATTTGGAATGCGCGATGATGCCTACCAAATAGTTGACCCTCAATACCAAGATTATCTTGGTAAATTAATTGAGCAAAAAATTAAAGAAGGCTTTAAAGAAGGTGGCGAAGTTGACGGTGATGAAGACATTGTGCATGCCTTGCGTCTTGCCACTGGCGGCAGGGCGCACTTTGATGATGGCGGAGATGTCCGTGGAGGAGATAATCCCGGCGGGTTGAGCGGCGATACGGGCGCTTATGCATTTCGTGATGTTGGGCCTGAACAGGGTGCCGTCAATGCGGCCACTGCGGCGGCTGAAAATGCGCAACAAACAATGCGTGAGTGGGCTAATAACCCAACTGCTAGTTCATTCTCTACAGATGCTCCTGCTACCACAAGAAGCATTCAAGAAGCTTCACCTACGTCAACTGCAATTCCATTATCTGCTGGTGTTGACCCGGCTGATACCGCGATGGCAAAGCAAGTTTTAGGTCAGCAAAAGCAAGAAGCATTTAATGCGGCACAAGCACAAGCAAATGCGGTAGAAAACCGTTTGCAAGGCATGGAGATGGCAACTGCTCCATCATTAGGCGCAACTACATTTGGCGCCAATAACGGCATAGTTCCGGCGGGTTCATTTGTTCCATTAGGCGCGGCGCCCGGCACAGTTGCAGCAGAAGAAGTTTCTAAGCTGCCCTTTGGCATAAATCCAAATGATCTTAAAGCAGATATAAGTCAGTTGGGTCAGAAAATGCCTTCCACGCAACCAACTGATTTTAGTAAATTTGGCCAGTTAGGTTTTAATGCAGGAGCGGCGGGAACACCCCTTGCGTCGCTTGCTGCCGCTGAGCCGCAACATTACGAACCATTAGGGAACCAAATAACATCAAATCAAAATTCCATTGTATCTGATGCCTTAATGAAAGCGGCAACTTTTGAACCATCTAAGGATGCTGCATTGCGTGCTGCAAGAGATGCAATAACGCAAGATATGGGGAAACCTGAAACAAGTTATCCTGCTCCCGTGGCACAAAAAGTATCAGGGTTTGGGTCATCCTCGCCAGCAGATTTGCCTGCCTCTAGTACGCCAACAACATCTGTTTCATCTCAAAATATTTTGGATAAGATATTTGGGTCAACACAAGACCAAATTGATAAGTTGGCTGCTGCTGGCCAATATGCAGGCATGGATAAACAGCAATATGCAGATCAATTTGCTGGCGGTGATATTAACGCAGTAAAAGAACGAATTATTAATCAAGACGGCCAGCAAAAAGTTGATTATTATACTAAAGACTTAAGCCAAGCATTGTTTGGCGACCCGTTAAAGGCAATTTCAACGGGCATTGGAAATTTATTTGCACCTAAACCATCATATGACCCAACCGCCATTGGTAATGGGATGGGTAATATTCAAGGCGTCTCACCATCAAACAACATGACAAGCCCATTTGGCGGGCATGGTGGCGGCCCACAACAAGTATTGGCAGGACCAGTAGCGGCTCCTGCGGCGGCAACTCCTGCGGCGGCCCCTGTCGTGCCGGGTACACCAGTGCCATTCACATATGCTAAGCGCACTCCATACCTTGATTACGGTGCATATGGTGCCGGAATTGGCAATGTGGCACCAATTTCCTATCGTGATCCTATTAATTGGGCATTAGTGCCGGGCTACCGCGCCACTGGCGGAAGAGTTGGCGAAAACAATGCCTTAGCCAACGCAATACGCTTGCTTGCCATGCAGAACAGATCATGAACATCTATTGTGCAAACTTGGTAAATAGGCTAATATTCCCTTATTACATCTGCGGACGCGCAGCGAAGGAGCAGACTTATGCATGAGTATCTTAAACAGGCCCGTGAGGGTGCAGCCAAGAAGTTAAAAGGCATCCAGAGCGGCGAGCCTCATACTAAAGTTGACTCCTCGTCGTGGTCGCCTCCTGAAATGCTTGAGGCGGACAAACAGAATGGCATGCGCCCTGTTAGCCCACGCCAGTATAAATCCGGCGGCAAGGTACACGGTGTTCATGCTAAGAAGCGCGCAGACCGCAAGGCCCGCAAAGAGGGTGGCCGCGCAATGTCTGTGGACGGCTTCCTTAACCGTGATGACAAGATGGCTAATGAAGAGCGCGCTGGCGTCAAGAAAGTTGGCGGCATGAAGCGTGGTGGCCGCGCTCACAAGGCAATGGCTGGCGCGATTGGTGATGCTCCTATTGCAGGCACCCCATTAGCTGGTCGCCCAATGCGCGGCATGCGCCCAATGCGCCCAATGATTGCTCGCCCACCAGTTGGCGTTGCGCCCGGCATGGCAGGCAAGCCAATGATGAAGAAAGGCGGCAAAGTTCACCGCGAACATCACGCAGATGGTGATGCAGTAGGTGATATCATCCGTCAGGACCAGATTGAGCAGGGAATGAAGGGCCGTGGATTGCCTGAGCGTGTTCCTATGCCTACGCCTCGCCCTGCTGATAAGCCAGTTAAGTACACTGGTCCTAAGCCAACCACTAACCCTAACACGGGTTACAAAAAAGGCGGCGCGACACATCCTGATGAGGCGCAAGACAAGGCACTCATTAAGAAGATGATTAAGTCATCTGCTATGAAGCGTGATGAACATTGCTGGGGCGGCGAAGCTAAGTCCAAGAAGGCTGAAGGCGGCTCAACCAAGTGGATTCAGGGCGCAATTAAACATCCGGGTTCGCTCCACAAGGCACTTCATGTTCCCGCTGGAGAAAAGATTCCTGCCAAGAAGCTTGAGAAGGCTGCACACAGTGACAATCCAAAATTAGCTAAAAAGGCTAATTTAGCTAAAACGTTGAAGCGCATGCATCACGCTGATGGCGGTGAAGCTGGCCGTGGCTTATATGTCCGTCAGGGTTACCCACACGAAGTTCCGGGTGTTGACGGCGGTCGCGTTGCTCGCAAGCATGGCGGTTCAGCCAAGGGTAAGACTAACGTCAACATCATGATCCACCCACATAGCGGCATGTCGCAGCCTCCTGTGATGCCTCCAATGGGTGGGCCAATGGTTCCTCCTCCACCACCACGTCCGCCAGTAATGCCTCCACAGGGTATGCCTATGGGTGCGCCTCCTTCCTTGCCTCCAATGGGTGCGGCTCGTCCGGGCATGCCTCCAATTGGCCGCAAGTCTGGCGGTAAGGTAGAAAGCAACCCAGCACCAAAGCACATTATTGACAATGCTGCGGGCGGTGGCTTGGGACGGATTGAGAAGATCAAGGCCTACGGCTTAGATTAACCCGTCTAAAAGTTCCTAGCGGGATAGGAATAGATACCGTGCGGTGTGTATACATTCCGCATGGTACAAACATATAGCAGCCTCTTAGAGTATGAAATTGGCCGCCTCATAGACGAGGCGATTGCTGACGAGCTTGCTATTCTCGCCAACGGAAACGTGGACGACATCAAAGATTACAAATTTAGAGTGGGCATGATTCGCGGCTTGCAGAGGGCCAAAGAACTCATGTCTGAAGCTGACCGCATTATTCAAACAGGTGAAAGAGGATAAGTATGCCGTATACGCGGATGCATCACGACGTAGACCCAAAGGAATCTATTCTTAAAGAATTGGGCGACATTAAAGACATTGAAGTATTTAACACTCATGTTCTGATTGCAACATATGTGCGCCCTAACAAGACAAAAAGCGGTATTCACTTAACGGATAAGTACGTTGAGGAAGACAAGTATCAGGGCAAAGTTGGCCTTGTGGTCAAGAAAGGTCCGTTGGCATTTATTGACGACGACCAAGATTGGTTCAAGGGCGTTGAAGTTAATGTCAATGACTGGGTGTTTTACCGCCCATCTGATGGCTGGTCCATGAATGTGCATGGCGTTCAATGCCGCGTTTTGCGTGACATCGACATCCGTGGCCGCATCCCGGCACCTGATGCAGTTTGGTAAGGAAATTCCAAATGGAACAAGTAGATGAAGAAATTACCGTTCTTGACGACGCCCCAGAGGCGGCTGTTGAAGAGAACAAAACGGAAACAAAAGTAGCGGCAAATGATTCGCAGACGCCGGAAGATGGCATTGCGGAACTGAAGGCTCGCCTTGAGGAGGAAAAGAAACTCCGGTTTGAGGCAGAGAGCCGCGCCCAACAAGCGCAGCAGACGGCTACAAAGGCTGCCGCTGAAGTACAAGACAGCAACCTTCAGCTTATCACTGGGGCAATTGATAAGCTTAAGCGCGAATCTGATTACCTAAAGTCTAACTTCAAAGAGGCCATGACTTCAGGTGACTACGACGCGGCTGCTCAGATTCAGGAAACAATGTCATTAAATGCTGCAAAGTTGTTGCAGCTACAGAATGGCAAGGCTTCCCTTGAGGAGCGTTTAGCTAACCCACAGCCAGCGGCGCCACAGACCAACGATCCGGTTGAGCGTGTAGCTTCAACGCTGTCGCCACGATCCGCCGCATGGATCAGGGCGCATCCTCAGTGCATCACGGACCAGCGCATGTACCAAAAAATGGTTGGCGCCCACAATATTGCTATGGCTGACGGCTATATTGTTGATTCTGATGCATATTTTGACGCAATTGAGCAGCAGTTGGGCTTTAAAAAGGCTCCGCCAGTACAGGCTGATGACGGTGAAGACATTGCATTGTCTGCCGCCGCTGCTCCGGTTCAGAAACGAACTGCTCCAGCCGCTGCGCCCACCACACGAACTGCGTCCGGTACGCCAAGCAAGTCTCAAGTGGTGCGTCTAAGTTCTGAAATGCGTGAGATGGCGTCAATGATGGGCATGTCCCCTGAAGACTACGCCAAGAACATGGTCGCGTTGAAGCGCGAAGGTAAGCTTAACTAATAGGAGAGCCAAATGGCTGAGAATGAAACCAAACTTACTAAGTTAACCCCTAAAAAATCAACTTCTGACATCCGCCCAGATGTTCGTGGTGAAGTTCGCGCTGAAAGCCCCGCAGAACGCGCAGCAAAACGCACTGCTGAAATTCGCGCCCACCGTCAGGGCTTGGACATGGACAACACGGATCAGTATTTCATTGATCCATACATTGTCCCAGAGGGCTGGTCATATGAATGGAAGCGTAAAACCATTTATAATCAGGAAGACCCGTCATACCAAATTCGCTTGGCAGACGCTGGTTGGACGCCAGTTCCTGCAAATCGGGATGCCCGCCACAAGGCTATGATGCCAACTGGCAACTACGCAACAATTGAGCGTGACGGCATGATTTTGATGGAGCGTCCTAAAGAGTTGACAGATGAAGCAAAAGCTATAGAATTGCGTCGTGCTAGGAACCAAGTCCGTTCTAAGGAACAACAGCTTAGCACCACACCTGATGGCACAATGACCCGCGAGGATGCTCGCGTCCGTCCTCAGGTGAAAAAATCATACGAGGCTATGCCTGTTCCTAATGAATAAGGACGGCCTCTAACCTGCCCTGTGGGAGGCGGGTTATCTTGTCGGGGTTAGCAGTGCTTGGCGCATAGTAACCTCATCACTCAGGAAAAATTGCTATGGCTAATACGCAAGCGTATTTTGGCTTTACGCAGTATCAGGGTGGTGCGGGTGGTGCGCCTACGTTCGCTCAATCCGTACGCCGTATTGCGTCGAGTTCAGGTGCTATCTACACTGGCGATCCAGTAATGCCAGCGGTAAGCAGCGCCAACGGTTACATCGTTCAGGCTTCCCCCGGCACGACGACCCTCGCGGGTATTTTTGTTGGCTGCAAGTACCTCAACACATCTCTTGGCCGCACGGTCTGGTCTAACTATTGGCCCGGCTCCGGTGCAACGGGTGACGTTGAAGCTTACGTCATTGATGACCCTAATGCTCGTTTCATCGTTCAGACAAGCACAACCTCGTTCCCAATCACGGGTACCCTTTCCACGCAGACTTCTGGCGTTCAGGGCCAATACGCCCAGTTCTCCATTGGAACGGGCAACACGTCAACTGGCCGTTCCGGTGCGTATCTTTCGTCCGTTGGAACGACTGTCACTTTCCCATTCACCATTGTGGATTACCAAGTTGGTTTCCAAAACGGTGGCGACCCAACCTCGCAGTACTGCAACGTAATCGTTGGCTTCAACAACGAAATCTTCCGCAGCAACGGCGCTGGCCCAACTGGCATCAGCTAAGGAGTAAGGTGTTATGGCTGTTAATCTAAGTCAGATCAGAGACCTTCTCCTCCCCGGTCTACGCGGGGTAGAAGGCAAGTACGAGATGATTTCATCTCAGTACGACAAAATCTTCACGAAGCACGAATCAAAAATGGCTTTGGAACGCACGGCAGAAATGCGTTACCTTGGCCTCGCACAGCTTAAGACTGAAGGCGGCCAGACCGCTTTTGATTCTAATGCTGGCGAACGCTTCGTCTGGAACCAAGAGCACACTGAAATTGCTCTGGGTTACGCAATCACCCGCAAGGCGATTGACGATAACCTCTACAAGACCCAGTTCATGCCATCCAACCTTGGCCTCGTGGAATCTTTCCAGCAGACTAAGGAAATTTATGGCGCGAACATCCTTAACACGGCAACGACGTACAACGCAGCAGTTGGCGGTGACGGTGTAGCACTCTGCTCCACGGCGCATCCTATTGACGGTGGTACGGTTGCTAACACGCCAACGACTCAGGTTGACTTGAACGAAGCCACTTTGCTGAATGCAATGATTGCAGTCCGCACGAACTTCAAAGATCAGGCTGGCTTGAAAATCTTTGCCCGTGGCCGCAAACTAATCGTTCCTCCACAGTTAGAACCAGTTGCAATCCGTCTCACGAAGACTGAATTGCGTCCGGGTACTGCGGACAACGACGTCAATGCGATCATGATGACGGCAGGTGGTCTCAGCGAAGGCTATATGGTCAACGACTTCTTGACCTCAGCTTACGCTTGGTTCCTCCTCACCAACATCGATGGCTTGGCGTATATGGAACGCATTAAGTTTGAAACAGACATGCAAGTTGATTTCGTGACTGACAACTTGCTTGTTAAGGGCTACGAGCGTTACTCGTTTGGTTACTACAACTGGCGCGCGATCTACGGCTCGTTCCCAACCTCGTAAGGAGAAGGCACTATGGCTGATACAGCATTCTCCGGTCCACTGATTGTATTTGGGCAAAACCCATCGCAACCATCGGACTATAACCCTGACCTAGGCTCCTCGCTATTTTATGCGGGGGGCGGCATCCTTGATCCGCGTCTTCCATTCACCTACCTTCCGGGTGAATCGCAGTCCGCTCAAGACTTTGGCTGGTATGGCTTTAGTGACATTGTTTCGTTCACGGGTGTCCCATACACAAACGCAGCGGCAGCAATTGTTGCCTCTGCAAACCCCACAAGCGCGACTCTTTCGCTTGTTACGACTAACTCCGCTACTACTGGCGTCTACTATTCGTCCAACTTTACCCGGTCAGATACGGGCGCCACGGACACGGTTTTGGCACTTGATGCCTATGCTTCAGTTACCGCTTCAGCAACGAACGGTATCCTGACTGTTACGGCAAACAGTGGCATGCCAATTGGTCCGGGAATGGTTCTTCTGTCCTCTTCTACGACGGTGACAGGCGGAACCCTTGGTGCAACTTCTGGCGTCTATATCGGCTCTCAGATTACGACGACAGGAACTTCATCAACGGTTGGTAACGGACAGACTGGTACTTATCAGCTAAGTCAAAACGTAACATTCACGTCTGGTACGGTTACTTTGGCCTATCCAAACGTGCAATCTTGCGCAATCCCAACAAACATCCAGACGCCATCAATTTGGCTTTGGAACCCAATGGCAATGGTTGGCCGTGCAGTAAGCGTTACTGCAGCAGCCAGCGCCACTTATGCAACCGCGACGGTTAACGGCTACGATGTCTACGGATATCCAATGTCTGAAGCCATCACGATTTCAGCGGGTAACGCAGTAAACGGCAAGAAGGCGTTTAAGTATATCAAGTCTGTGGTGCTTTCCGGCGGCACGGCTGATACGACCCACGCTTACTCTGTTGGTACGACTGCAATTGTTGGCTTGCCAATCCGTTCAGATACCTCAGCAGAAGTTGTTGTTAACTCTGGTAACTCTCAGACTGCACCAGCGGTTAACACGGGCTTTGCTGCAAACGGGTTCTTACCTGCTGACCGTACTACACCGTCCGCCACAACGGGCGATGTCCGTGGCACGATTGACCTTGCGAATGCGTCGGGCGTCAATCTCACGCCGTCTACTGGCACGAACAAGTATGTGTTCCGCCAGATACCTCAGGCCTACAATGTCCAGTCTGCAACTGGCTTGTTTGGTCTTACCCAGTACTACAACTTCTAAGGGAATAGGCCATGAAGAAGGTCCATAAGTCAGAAGACGGTACGCACGGCGAAATGTACGCTGATGCTGCTGTGAAAGACGTGTACGCTGGCGCAAATTCGCCAACTGAACACGAAGCACAAGAACGCAAGCATGGCGGTCGCACCAAGCGCAAGCATGGTGGCCATGTTGCCCATCACAATGCAAAGCACAAGGAGCATCATCACGAGCATCCTAAGGCTGAGCATCGCGCAAAGCGCAAGCGTGGTGGTCACGTTCACCCAGAGCATGCAATGCATGGTGAACATGCTAAGCATCGTGCAGATCGTAAGGCCCGCAAGCATGGTGGCGAGATTGGTGCAAACATGCACCCACTTTCCACGGCTGCTAAGGGAACTGAGCCAAAGGCTCACAAGTCTTACGAGCCTGAACACGATTAATATAAGCGAGGGGGTGTAAAAAGCCCCCTCACTTTCTCATGGGTGCCATATGACCGCAGCATGGACACGTTCTGAAGGCAAGTCACCGTCCGGCGGATTAAACGCCAAGGGACGCGCTTCTGCACGAGCAGAAGGCCATAATCTCAAGGCGCCAACGAAGGATAAAGATAATCCTCGTCATGACAATTTTTGTAGCAGAATGACCGGAATGCGCCGTAAAATGACTGGCTCAGCTAAAGCTGCTGATCCAGATAGCCGCATTAATAAATCACTCCGCAAGTGGGGATGCTGACATGGGTTTAATGTTTACCATTGGCGAGATGGTGATTATTTCGCTTAATATTGTAGCCATCATTTTATTGGTACGGAAATGACTGATAAACCATTTTGGGAAACTAAACTGCCCAAAGATCACCACACAAAACACTTGTCGCATAAGCAAGAGCAAAGTGCTAAAGCTAGGGCAAGGGCTGCGGGTAGACCTTGGCCAAATCTCGTCGACAACGCTGCTGCGGCGCGTAAGAAGGGCAAATAATTATGGGTACGTTTTCTCAATCCGGCGTTATCTGGGATTCAATTACCAAAAACGGAAAGCACGAGCCGTTTGAATTACAGGTTGCTCGTGGTCACATTACGAATCACCAGCCCGTAGAAATCTTTGGTTACAGCACACAGGTTGCGGGTACTGCTCTTGGCCCATTGTGGGAAGGCTTAACGCAATCTGGCGGCGCATATGCCTATCCGGGAACTGCTGGTGTTGTTGTTCTTCTCAGCGCGTCTGGCGCAACTGATGCTGGTTTGATTGTTCAGGTCAACGGTTTGGATGCAAACTACAATTTGCTTTCTGAAGCCGTCACTTTAAACGGTTCAGGAACAGCAACGACAACCAATTCGTTTTTCCGTATTAATGGCATGTTTATAACGAATGGCGTTAATGCGGGTATTATTACGGGTAAGATTGCTACTGTTCTTTATGCCCAGATCAACGCAGGTGTTGGTCAGACG